AGAGGATCTAAAATCATTAATTGCCACCAACCATTATAAGCAGAAACATCTGCTTGTTGATTCCCTATGTTATATGTTGCAGTCCAAGGTCTAACAGCAACATAAGGAACCTTAACTACATACTCAGTAGCTTCTCTTATATCAAAAACAGTACGCTGTAAATATTGTTGCGTAGTTATTGAAGGATTAGTAAGGCCAAGTGATCTATCAACTGGCATCCATAAAAACATAAGCCTTCCACTATGAAAATTAGTAGCAACAAAAGTAAATCTAAATTCAAGCCCCCCAGTAAAATAATCGAAGAGTTGACCTAAAAGCCCTATGGGGGTAAACTGATAAACCGTATTAGCAGCACCATCCAAGGTAGCCATTGCAAAATGATCCGGTTTACTACTGGCACTAGTAATAACATCTCCATGAACTCCACCAGTATCCCAAGTGACAGGTAAAGCAAAAATTGACCAAATTCTCTTCAAATAATCAATACTCATCTCATCTTGAGCCGTACTAGCAAAACCGGGAACAGCTTGAACTTCATTTCGAACAAACAAACTAAGAGCAGTAGAAGTATCAGCAGCATCTGCATTAGACATATAAGGAAACGGCTCTCTAATCATCCTACACACCTCCCCTTGAACGAGTGGTTTTGAAAAACCAAAAGCGCTAGCAACACCTGAAGAAATATCTAAAACCCAACTAAGAGGTTTTAGAACTGAACTCAATATAGGAATATCACCCAAAACACCTGCCCCCTTCCCAAGAACTTTAAGTGTAGAACTGAGAGGTTTCTTTTCCAACTCATCATCTTTAGAAACACTTTTCCATCCTTCAAAATCTCCCTGTTTTTTCTTTCCCTTTCCGGCCTGTGGGAAAACATCACCAAAGACTTCAACGTCTTCATAAGAACACCAAATATTAAAAGTTGCTGTACTGGAACCAGCAACATAATTGAGAGGAACAATAGGATAAAGGAAAACCATTCCTGGACTTCCTATATAAGATGTACCTCCAGCCAATTTAACAATAGATGCATTAGTACAAGACATATAAGGAATACGTAAAGTAACTTCGGAATCACAATTCAGATTAACCTGAACTCTTCGAAGTTGAGAAATTCCTACAGGATGAGCTCTATGCATATTAAACCAATCCACATTTTGAGTAGTAGCAGCTGTAGTCTGAGCAATACCTCCTGACGGGACAAAACACAAATAGTATAATCCCTGTTGAAAAGGATTGGCATTAACTTGCAACCTAAGAACAGTTGTAGCTCTAATAGCAAAAACTCCTGAAAGTTTATTAGCTTTCAAGGTAGTTCTCAAACCAGCAAATACATCAAAGTTGGCGAAAGTAGTAGGACCATCACCAACACCAAAAGTACCATTAAGAAGTATTTCTGGTTTAGCAAGAAAAGATTTTATACTTTCATCATTACGTTGTTGTCCAACTTTCTTTATAGAATCTATGAGATCTTGAGCCAATTTAATATTAGACTCGTCATTCATTTTATCAACAACTGATTCTAAATTAGAACCAGCATTCTTAACATCCTGAACAGGTTCAGAGTCCCGAGTATTATGGGAATCTTCTTCTTCACCTGCCTGTAACAAAAATTTACTACTGAAACTTCCTAATGAAAGCGTCTCCGCAGCAAATCGATTTCTTTTAATTTCTCCCATAATAAAAGTGTAAAAAAGGTGTATAAAGTATTTTATTCTAGGGGTACACTTAAAACCCCCCACTGAAAATCCTGACTCCGTTCTTTTCTCAGGAGAAGGGCAACATTATAATCAGTGACGCCCACATAATTTCTAGTAGTCTCAAAATGTTCCTCAACTATACTATTGGCATATTGATCAAAGATCTCCTTGCCATGCATCGATAATTCCAAGACCATTTCAGTGACTGTTATAGCTAAATTCTCATATCCATAATGCCCTTTCTTCATAAAATCAAGTGCTGTAAAAATAGTACTCAATTCTATAGGTGCATCATAACCTCCATAGATTTCGTTCAAGCGAAATCCTCTTTTCAAAAACTTAAGTTCACCAACAGGCTTAGAAATATAATCATTCTCATCCTTAGCTCCTACTGTATATTTATATCCCATAGATTCCATACCTCGCTTAACTGTCATAAAATTAAATCGGGAAATTATATCATCAGAAACAGTAGTAATATTGTCATCTCCTGTAAACTCTTGGACTATATGTTCTTCGTAACAAAGCATAAAATCAACTGATTGAAATTCACGATACATAACTATAACATGTAAGATCTCATTCTCCATTGTATTAATGCCAGTAGTACCAAAAAGACCACTAGCAAGAGATGCAGTCCATTCATAAACTACATTACCAGTAACATGATAAGACTGAACAACTTCTTCCCATAAAATAGACCTAACTCTACAATTAATAGGCCCATCGTCATACCAACGATTTATAACATCTAAAACAGACCATAAAACACAGCCCATTTTCCTACCATCAAAATTGGAAAAATCTCCATCCCAACCTTGTTTATTCTTTGACAAAATTTTATACAATAAAGTCCACTCATCACTCTTCTCATTTATACCTATACAACTACCATTAGAAATTCTGTTCTTGGTAAACCATATAAAAAAAGCACCAAAATAAATCCTACAACACAAGTATAAATGAAAAGTCAAACAACAAAATAATCTCGTAGATCCTTGCTCACACTTAAGTATAGGTCTAGTCTCATCTTTTAATTTATCTACAGATATATGTAAAGTACGTATTCCTTTCTGTGCTTTC